GGTTCCCGAATGTATCCACCCGCAAGCGTGACGCCCCCTGCATGTTTAAACCCTTTGCTTCGAGGTAAGGATGACCATTGAGAAGCGGCGAGCACGAATCGAAGAACTTGCGCGCCGCCATGATGGCTTCCTGCGTGCGCTGTCTGCGCTCATCCTCGCGTGCGCGGACAACAGCGGGGTCGAACTGCACCACGGGCACGACATCAGCCTCGGCTCGCCACGTCTCAGGCTCGCTCATGGCAGAGAAGTCATGGACCCAGCCGATGCGTTCGCCCTCCGCGAGTTTGACGCTGGCGTTCTTTTTGCGGGGATGCGCAACCGTGGCGCAGCGTTGCCACGTCCCCGGCATAAAGAATGGCGGCGGCATCACTCCGCAGGCTGTGATGAAGTCACGGAAGTTCATGCTGTCACCGCCTTTTTGGAGAGCCACGCCTTGCCTGCCTCTGACTTGAGGAACTTGAGTTGCAGGTGCTTGACCTTGTTGATGGTAGCGATGCTTGGCGATTGCGCGGGCTCATACTTATATGCGTTCGGCCACGTCCCCACAAGGTCACGATACACGTTCGCAAGTCTCCCTTCGCTCCAGCCACGATTGTCAGCCAACCCCTTGAGTTCGGCGAACAACTGGCGCTTCTCGTCGGTGGTTGATCGCTCCATTGCCAACTGCTTCAATTCGCCGTCCTCGTGCGTGACAGCAGCCTTGCGAGGATATTCAAACCCGCAGTTTGGGCAGGTTTGGGCACGCTTATGGACACGGAAGCACGAAGGGCACTTGCGCACGGTTTCCTCCTCGTTCTTTTCCTTTTTCACGGATTCCTTTTTCGAGCCGTCATCAAGATGATGGCGACCGTTCTCCAAGAACTCCTCCATCTGATCAAAGAATCGCAGCGTATTGCCTGAGTGGTCAAGTATGGTGCAGTACTCCTTCCCCTCGTATGGCCGCAACCCGCGCCCAATAATCTGCTGCAATAGTCCGGGGCTTTCCGTCAATCGCAGCATTGCGACAACGTCAACATGTGGCGCGTCAAATCCAGTGGTGTAAACAGCAACGTTTACAAGATACTTGATCTTGCGCGCCTTGAACATGCGCACAATCCTTTCCCGTTCTTTTGGGTCGGTGTCACCATCAACATAGGCACTCAATTCAGGCGGTAAGGATGCAAACGCCTCCTTTGCGTGTTGAACAGTGGCGCAAAACAGCAACACCCCATGACGGTCTTTTGATTGCGCAATTACATCAGCAACAATCTGGGCAGTCAATCTCCCATGCCCATTATAGGCACGGTCAACCGCGTTTTTATCGAAAGTCTTGCCTGTCAATTCCTTTGTGTCATAATGGCCAGCGCCAATTCTGCCAATCGTGACCGGCGTAAGATACCCAAGATCAAGCAAATATCGCGCTGTCACACGATAAACTAGCTTTGTGAAATATGGGTCTTTTGTCTGAAAATCAGGAACGGGTTTATCGTTTTCGTCAATCTTGTAGATGTAACCAGTTTCTGACCTAAACGGCGTTGCTGTTAATCCAACAACCCGAACGTTTGGATTTTTAGCCCGGATACCGTCGATAATCGTGATGATTGTAGGGGTTATGCCGTGACATTCGTCAATAATAATCAATCCAAACTTTTCCCCAAAACGGGAAAGCTTATTTTTAACCGTCAGTGGCGTTCCAAAAACAACAGGGTGTTTTGTGCTGATAGTTCCAATTGCCGCGCTAAAAAGCGATGCACGGTTTCCTGTTTCAAGATACTTTGCAAAGTTTTGCTCAGTCAACTCTTTACTGGGCTGCAAAACCAATACGGACTTTCCACCGCTCATAGCGTGAATGGTTTTAGCCAATTCTGCAATAATATGGCTTTTGCCAGCGCCTGTTGCGGCCTCAATCAAGCAAGGCTCACGCGATGAACGAATGTGGCGCACGATAGCATCATGCGCCAGTTGTTGATAAGGTCTTAGTGCCATTTAATACTCTACAGAATTGATCATGATATCCAAAAGGTCATTTAGAATATCAGTATCTGTAGCCCCCTGATATTTATCAAAGCGCCAACGCATTGAAACTAAAATATCATTAAGAGTTTCAGCTTTTGATTTCCTTGTGCCCTCAATAATCCCCAGACTTTCATCAATCTCAAATTGAGGATGGACACCTTTAATCATGTCAAACTTAGCCATTTTCATCATCCTTTTCTACGTGAACTTCCAGTAACTGCTATCCTTCCCTTTATACGGTGAAAGGTCTAGGTCTGGCAAGTGTTTTTTGACGACTTCCGCATATTTTATTGACCCTGCCTTTGTAACTTTTGTGAATTTATGACCGCACAACAAAGCATCAACGCCGCCGCTGATTTCTTCAAAGGCTTCCATGATCTCGGCTTTACGTTCTTTAGCCCGATCCTCGGCATCTTGCATGTCCTGATATTCGGCAATCAATTGCGCAAGCCGTGGCGTGTTAATTTCAACCCGTTTAGGCGCAAGATGTTCTGGATTGTCCAATTCGGACAAATACAGATCGTAAAACGCCCGTAGCTTTGGCAGGTTTTCGGATAGCCAATCCTTGTTGCTTTCAATATGTTCAACTTGACTTCCGTTAGGCGTCCATTGCGCAAAATAAGCGTTTGACCGTCCAGTGACAAACATTTCAATCTGGACCTGACCATAATAATGAGTATCGGATAGACTTTTAAAAGGCACGGGCGCAGGCTTGTTTCGGATGCCGTATGGGCATTTAAACTCAAGGATTGTATCGTTTCCGATCAAACCATCGGGGCTAGCCCCTAGCCAATCCTCATAAGGAAAGAACCCGCATTTATCGACGGTTAGACCTGTTTCAAGTTCAAATAAGCCGATAGCCGTGGCCTCATTAGCCCGGCCCCAAGCCATTGCTGGATTATCTGGGAATTCTGACGGTGCATTATGATAATCCCGAACCATAGCGCGCAAAACGTCATCGGCTGTCCGGTATGGATCATCACCAAGGATTGCCGCCACGTTTGATCCGGTCACGCGACCTTTGCGGGCGGTGAACCATTCTTGTGATCGTTGTTCCAATACACCCTCCTATAGGTATTTAAAGGGCGGCTATTACAGCCGCCCGGTTAGATCAGAATGGCAAGTCATCACCATCAAGGTCAGTGTTACTACGCCCGGCCCCCGGTGTCGATTGCGGCTTAGGTGCAGCGGCCTTTACCTTTGCGGCATCAACGCTAACGCCTTTGGACGCGGGACTTACGGCCTGCACCCAATTGCCACTTCCCATACTGCCATCGTTTTGCTTCATTTCCCAAACACCAAGCCGAATAACCATTGGCTTGTTTGTCAGGTGCAGCGCAAAATCCTCATCAGTAGGTTTCCGACCCAACTTCACAACATTGCCGCCGCAGTTGGCGTCAATCGCCGCAAGCATCCGCTTTGCGGTATCCGCCTTGCGTTTAGCCTTATCCTCATCCTTGGCGCGGGCTTTATCTCCCTCAGGCCAAAGCTTTTGGAAAATCTTTCGGCCCGCATATTCTTCTGGCGCGAGAATATTCCAGCGGGCGGAAACGTGTTCTTCACCGCCTTGGAACGATTGCCACTTGATTTCGTCCAGCGACGCCAAAACCGAACTGCCTTCCGGCAAGATCAGGTTTCCGCCGCCGCTTGGGGCTTCAAACTCCTTTTCGGTTTCAACTTGTGATCCGTCACTCAAATCCCAATATGACATTATTTCGATCCTTCTTTCTGTTTCGTTTCAGGCAGGAACGGCACAAGGCCAGTGAGCGGGTTAACACCGATAGGCGCGTCAAGAGGCTCAGTGATCCCGTAACGGTTTTTAGACACATTGCTTGCCGTCGCATGAACAACCAATTCCCGCGCCCCGGTGGAAATTGCCTTCCCATCCTTAGAATAGCGTTTCAGCCGGATAAACCCGACAACATCAACGTCATTCACATACGGGTCAGCCATGTTGACTTTGCCCGTAGCGGTCAGCTTCAAGACATATTTGGAATAGCCTTGGCTGTCAGGCGGGTCAATCGTGCTGATATCCGCGTGAGCCAAAAACACAACGTTCATCCCGCGTTTATCTTGCAACATCTGGCAAGCCTTGCGCAACCGTTGGTGCATCCCGAACAACACCTGATAACCCGCGCCATAACCGCCAGCGCATTGCGCCAAGTTGTCTTTACCGTCAAGGCGCATGATTTCTTCGGTAAAGATCACGTCCAGTTTTGACACACTGTCAATCACGACCGTCTTGTAGTCATGATCCTCTTTAATCAACCAAGCAAGTTGCGCCCAAAGATCATCAGCCTTTTGAATGACAGGCCCGGCATGAGGACGCTTATCTTTTGGAATGGCCTTCAACCCATCCTCAACACGAATGAAAATAGGCTTAGGGAACGTTGCCCCGAGCGAAGTCTTGCCGTCGCCCGCGTCACCGAAAATAGTGACAGCCCCCGGCCCGTCATCAGGAATTTCAATCTGCATGTATCATCCTTCCATTGCATACATGGTTATTCACTATCACGCCTTGCGGTAACGTGCAACTACCTTTTTCGACTTACCCGCAATCCGTTCCTCTTTTGTCACACTGCCACTTTCTACAAGTTGATCCAAGGCCTTCTGAATATCCTCTCGCTTGTAGCCCCGGCATCTGTTGACAATCACGCCAAAAGTTTCCCCATCATCGCCACTCACAAGGCCGATCAAACGCGCTTTCAAAGCTGTAGCCGGGGCATCTTTAACACGATCATTCGACACGACAAGGGCAATCTTTTCTTCGATGTCGCGCTTCACCAGTGCGAAAGCCCACCGAACATGTTCCGCCGTGCGCAACCCCTCGGCAACGGCAAGGATCAAACTGACCTTTGCCACAAGTTCGTAAGAACCCAAAACCAACGCCTCTAGCCCGCTTTTGCCCTTTTGGCTTTCCGCATTATCCTCGATCAAGTCTGAAAAGGAAATCGTGTCTAACCTTGTCAGGCACCAATCTGCCCTTTATGTGATCGACGAGGTCGGGGAACTGTTGCGCAAGATCAAGTCAGCGCAGGATAAGGGCGGGGCGGTTTATCTTGACGGCGTTATCGGCATGTTGATGTCGGCCTATTCCAAGGCGAACAAGTATATGCTGTTGACAGGTGACAGGAAAGAGGAAGTCCGCGAAAGCCTGTTGAAAGAAAAGGCCATGCTTGAAAAGGCCGAAGAGGATCAAGTGCGGATTGATGAAATCAACCGGGCGCTTGTGTCGATTGATAGTGGTCTAGAAAAGCCTTTCCTTTCATTGCATGGCTATACTGTGCCGGAAACTTTCGATAACCTTGTAGACCATCGTAATGCGACGAATGGTTTTATCGGGCGGTCTTTGCTGTTCTATGAGCGGGAAACTGTGCCAAGGGCTGTCAGGGGGTTTCGTGCGCCTGATATGCCGATGCCTTTGCAGATGTCTTTGACGCAACTTTACCACGGCGGGGATTTTGAAATCAACCATCGCCAGCGTGTGCAATTCACTGGGGAACGGGTTAAAATCCCGACAACGGCAGAC